TTCCTCCACTTAATCCAAGCACAATTGATTCAAGGTTATTTTTTAAAACATAATTAGAAAAATCTACCAAGTTTCTTAATGCTTCAATTCTATCTTTAAACAGAGTTTGTTGTGGTCTTATGCCCAATCCGTATCTATTTCTAAATGTCAATTCAGGTGCCGGAACAGATCGTCCATATAAGTCCCTACCTAACAAGCTGTCTATCAACTTTTTGTCTAATAATTCAGTAGGCATCGAATGTGAACTGCCTTCTTGCATCAGCATCCATTCGGTATGTCTAGGAATTTGATTATTAATTTTATCAAATGCTATGTTGGCAGAAATTCTATTGCCTACTAAAGACGCCTGTACATTGGCAAATGCTATTGAATTAGCTGAAAGAACTTGAACAAATTTTAATCCATTAGCCAACGGATCTGCAATTAAATTAGCCACCTGTAGAGAACTTAGCCTTCTATTAACCAATCCAGGTACTGTTGCTTTATTTTTTACCCAGAAATAATAGACATTTTCAAACGCCCCTGTCACAGTGTTAAACACCTGCTTGACCGATATTACTGTATTGTCAGGATACTTTGGCTGACCACTTATACCTCTAATTAGACCACGTGTAGTATCTGCCTGTGCCGCCCATTCGCTAGGCAACAGGTCAGATTTAACCCATTCATAAATGTCAATACTGGCTCCAGGAAACAATTTACCCCAATTGTTTTTTCTAAAAACATCATTCCCTTGCTCGTACCAAACATATTTGGCTGTGCTTAAATCCCACCACAATTCGCCAACGTGTTCATCTAGCCAATTAGTTTCTGTATCATTATTAGTTGCTGCTAGACCGACAGAATATATAGCCGGATCTGCTGCCAACTTGTATTTTAATTCTTGTTCTGCAGTCCCAACTATCTTGTTTTTTAATGGATCTACTATATCTAGGTAATCAAGAACTTCTTCATTGAATGTATCAACTAATGCAATTCGTTGGAACGGTTTAACATCAACTAATGATTCTTGATTTCTCAATCTATACCAAGAATTTTTAGTAGAATCCTTTTTCTTAAATTGATAAACTTTAGATTTATCTTGTATAGTTTGTGTAATATCATTAAACGGGGCTCCAACAAATATGCTATTGTCTGTTGATGCCAACGCTAAACCATATCGACTGCCTTCTAATATTTCATCAGGTAGTAGCTCGTCTGCCTGAATAAAGAAGTTGTCAAAATTATTGTAGACATAAACTGCTCCTGAGTCAGGCACAGATGATAAAAATCTTGTTTCGTTATTATCAAAAGTAGTCTCGCCTAATTTTTTATCAGTATTTTGATAAAATTTCACAATCCTAGATCTATTAGTACCTAACGAACTGATGGTTAAATTTTGTTCGTCTTGACTAATTGATATCGCTGACCCAAATCGTAAGTTGGTGTTTACTAAGGGGTTACCTAATATTTGAGACAGCACATAGGTACCAGAGCTGTTTGCGGTGTAGACCGCAACCTTACCAATAGTACCTATATAAGATTGCGATCTAATTGAAGAAACAAATATAAATTCTCCGCTTGATGAAACTTCTACAGTATATCCAAATTCATCATTTACATCAAATGGTGAATAGAGGGTCTGTTTCCAAAATAGATTTTTATCAAATATTTGAACAATTCCAGATGACCCCGAACTATAAAACTTAGGAGCACTGATTGCAATAGTATCTCCTGTGCTACTACCCGAAATAGAATAACCCCACAGACTTCCACGATTTAACGATACTGTAGATGTACTGTTTACTGTGGTTCCTGTAGGATGATTAGTCACAGTGACAGTTGTGCCAAATTTGTCAATATTAAATGCATATACCGTTCCGGTACCAAGGTATGCATTACTACCTGGGGCACCAACCAACAATAAAGTTGACGTAGATGCTGCAACCTGGGTAACATAAAGAGAATGACCGAATCTAGAATTAGCATTAGTTGCGGTCGAATAAGGCTGTGCTAACACTGCTGAAGTTACTTCAGCAGTGTTTTGATCATTCCTACTGCTTATTTTAACTAGCCCTTCTTTGTATAAAGGCCTAGTAACCCCTGTACCTGTAGATAATACCAATGTCGTGCTAGTAACTGTTGTCGCTCTAATAGCCGAGGCAATTGGAGCTCCGGCAACAAATAAATCTTTTGCATTGTCTAATGCTAACGAATATCCAAAATCTGTTGAAGTGTTTGGTTGACAATAATTCTTACCGCCTGTGTTTAGTGCATAATCAAATTTCTTAACAAGATTTTCATTAGTAAATTTAGTATAAACCGAAATTTTTCCATAATTAATTGATGTCGCTGACTTATATCCCGGCAAAGAAACTAACACAGTGTTGGAATCTTTATCTGCAACAATAGCAGCTCCCATGTGTTGACCAAATGGCGTTGGCATACTGGCATAAACTGTACCTGTGTTATAATTTTTTATTTTTTCATAAACTGCCCATTTTTGATCAATATCTCGATCAATCCACACCTTGCTGTTTTCTGGGAGATTAAAAAGATCTGATGCAGTAGCAAGTGCTGCAAAATCACTGTGTCTAGCTGATTCAAATCTGTAAAGACTACCATAAGCCAATAAAGGTTCGTTAAGAATTCCTGCAAGGGCCGAAGCTACAGTAAACTGTCCTACTTCAGGAATAGCAGTCACTATGTGAATACCGTCAACTTGAGCATTAAATCGAACTACAGAAACTATATCCCCTATCTGTAGATTATGATGAACATTGGTAACAAAAGTGATTTCAGCACCAGGGCTACTTACATAAACTCCGGCTATTTTTGCTCGCTGATGTGTATATCTATAAACGTCCCAGTCACCATTTTCTAAGAAACCTAGCCAGATCGTGTCACCGTTTTGCAGTATGCTGTTGTTGGCTATATCTAAAAGGCTATTCTTATTGTATGCTGTAGCAGTTACATCATCTGCCCTCACATATCCAGCCGTGGTCAATTCTAAATTATAGTCATCAAATGTTCCATCAATTGTTGCAAAAGTTGCAGTGGCAATGTAATTTGACGGTGTAATTAATAAGTTAGTTGAACTAGTATAATGTATTAACGCTAGTGGATCAGACGGAGCCTTATCAACAAATTCAATAACATAGGGATTTTCTAAATAGAGTCCTTCTTGTAAAGGAAACTCAATTTCATTGTAGGTTTCAAAGCCGCCATAATTACCGACCCTAATAGCCCATTCTTCGTTGATTTCAATTGATCCCTGATCTCTGTTTTGACTAGCTTTTAATATCTTAGACAGTGGATTTTTAGTTCCTTTTTCTCTAATAAAACCTTGATAGAATTTATATTGAGCAATAGGATCTGTAAAGATTTTATTCAAATAATTTCTAGGTGTATAACCTATAAGATGCTGAGCTAACTGTTGTTGACTGTAATCAAAATTATCTATGTCTAAACTGTAAAAATCATCAAACTGTGTGATTTTATAATCAAAGTTAGGCACAAACTGAGGAGTTGGTTTTGACGCTAAAATATCCCATTTGGTAAAATCAAAGGTTTCATCACTGATAATTTGCTGATTAGCTTCGTAATAAACTCCGTTATATCTTACCACTTTTCCAGGAATATAACTCTTATAAGATTGCCACTCAGTTATCTCTACATTGTCATAGACAAATCCAGGGCTGGTTAAATCTCCATTCCACCCTTTTGTTCTAAATCCATATAATCGTATTCTTTTTTGCCCGTAACCAGAATCGGGATCATATATAGTGTCATTGAATATGGTAGTATTATTGAACACCATGCCATGCTCTTTTTGCACTGAATTTAATACTGCAAAAAATATTCCTTCTTGTGTGTCTTTGGTCTGTATTGTACATCCGCTATCTTCTCTAGTGATATCGAAGTTATCTTTAGGAAAACCTTGCCCATCTGCTTTTTGTAAACTATATTCGTAATTTTTAGCAAACAGATTATCTACAACAGAATCTTTAAATTTATATTTTAGATAGTCTGCAAAGGGCGATAATGTTATTAGATTACCCTCAGCCCATTTCTGTGTACTCCAATACAGGAATTCTTTACCGGTAAATTTCCAATCCATCATTTCAGCTAGGTCGGAATTGTATTGATCAAAAATAAATCCCTGGTCCTCTAACCATGCTCCGTAACCTATCAAGACGTCATACACTTCTTGAATTGTACTAAACATTGTCCCATAAATTACTTTAGTAACAACTGTTTCAAATCTGCTAGATGTTTGAGCTCTTGCACCACCGGTGGTGGGCAATCCTGGCAACTGCTGAAATAAATTAGGATCAAATGTAGTCTGTGCATTATGACTGGTTTTAACTCTATAGTATCTTCCGTTGTGCAGAACAATCTGCCCTTGTTTATAAAATTTAATAGAATAGGTATTAGCCGTGGTAATCTCAATAGCACTCAGCCCACTATTACCATCGCTAGTAGCTGGTTGCCATAGATCATAATGTTCTTGTTTTCCACCAACAACAACCGCACCGTCTATAGCACTTTTAATTGGTTGGTAGATATTAAAGAATGGATAATTTCTGTCATAACCTTTTAGAACAAAATTTCCATTAGCCTTTTGTACTATTACACCCGATATTCTTGCTGATTTTATTGGATTGCTGACATTTAATATTAGACTGTAATCTTCAGGAGGTAAAATTACACCTGGTTTAGTCGACTGAGGATCAACTGCATTGATCTTTACCTGGAGCTTTTCTTTGCTGGTAAATCCGCCCAACTTATGGAATAAATTTAAATCTAAGTAGGTCAAATCTTGTGATAATCTTGTTGCATAATCTTGATAGTTTTTTTGCCCTTTCTCTATTACAAAATTTCCAAACCCAGAGGTTTGTGCGTCATTTACTCCATCTATCAACAGTTTTCTAGGATCAAGATAAAGATTATCTTCTTTATAGACAACTTGCCCTATTGCATTAATAGTAGTTCTGCTGACGTCAAATAATTTAGAATTGTAATCACTAGGACGTAAAAGAACAGCAGCAATATTCAATGCAAACGGCCAGTAACTGCTGTTTCTCCAAGCGACTTCAGCGGGACTATAATCTCCAAAAATCCAATCCTCTTTTTGATTTGAAGGTCCTGCATTTGTAACTAAAAATGAATTAAGATCTCTCAAAGCCCCACTAGAATTTACAGGGATAATATTCGCTAATCCAGGTCTTTTATATTTGTTCCATGTTCCTTGATATTCACCATTTGCAATATATCCATTTTCTAGATCGATCCACATTTGAGTATTCAAAGATGTATAGGGACCGGCTCCATAACTAGCATTCCACCAAGAAGGCTTAATAGTAAAACCCAACATTTCCCAGGGATGGGTATGAGGACGATCTGTGTCGTAGAAATATTTAAATACTGCTCTCCATGTTCCGAAGGCAGGTTTACCTAGTAGTGTGTCAGTGGTATTCTTATAATTCCATGTTCTATATGTCCCAGCATCATAAGTGTCATTAGTAAAAATATCTACATTATAAACAGATGCCCATTTGGTATAGTCGTGTACCAAAAGATCATTAGCCTGACTAATAGTATAATCTGATTCTCTAAAAGCACCGGGAATTACCGACACCATGTCATAAAGTGTACGATTATATTCTACCTTAATATTGTTGAAAATTCTTTTTTCAAATTCAAGAATTACATTATCTCTATAATCTCCGTAGGCCTTTATTAGACTGCCATCATGTCCCATTATCATCAACTGAGAACCGTTGGCATATCTATCATCAGTAACAAGCCCAGGAACAAATTTTGGGTACAGTCCTAATTTTGTAGGAGTAGAAGGAATAAAACAACCAAGGGTATTTTCATAATAATGAATTTTTATAACTGAACCTACAGACAATGTTGTTAAAAAATTCACTGTTCCGTTGGCCAATATGAATTCGTAATCTTGACCCGAAACTAGTTGTACATCATTGACATAGATCAATACCGATTTGAAACTTAGACTGCTGAGATCAAATTCAACTCCGATAGGATATTCTGATATATAAGAATTTGTAACTGTAATTTCTCTTATGGTTTTTACAGCACCATATCCTGCCATGTCAGATCTATAAAAAGATCCTCCAGCAGTATTATTTTGATTAATTTCCGATAGGAGTGTGTCCACTATCGACACAATATCAACCTGATCAGTAATAGTGTCCAGTGTTCTAAGGAAATTTAATTTAAATTGATTATACTGTTCCCCTGCAGATCTAATTGAGTCAACAACATTATGTTCTTTTTTTCCTAAGAAAATATGTGCAAAACTGATAGGATTTTCATTCGTGATTAATTGTGTTCCGTATTTTGCATAATCATATAAATCTCGAAGATTGTTTGAGCCAGGGAATTCTCCAACGAAATCACTGTCAAAGAATCTATAAACCATACTAGCTACATGATCAGTTAGCTGGCTAAGTGTTACACTGGCTATTGGGCCGTTGAGAGGATTATTAGTTAAACTTAAAGGAGGCTCATAATATCCATTGGTGTTAGGAACTTGATCGGTGTTGATTTTTAATAACACAACATCGTTATCGACTAGGTCATTATCAAAAGAAACAGCTAATGAATTTGCAGTAATGGTCGCAGAAGTTTGTGTTATCTTTGAATTAACAAACGATAGATAAGATGTAACAGTATTAGTTAATGGAGCATCTAAAGATAATGCGGTTACTGTAGATGTTGATAGACCTATTATCTGAGTTTCTAAAATTGGAATTTGATATTCTTCTGTTGATCTCCAAACATTGGTTAAAGAATATGTATCAGTATCAACATCATTAATTTTAAGAAACGTTGTAGAAACCAGCTGTGTCTGTCTAACTTTATCTACAACAATAGAAAAAGAATCTGTTGAGAAATAGTTTTTAAACAGATAGCTGCCAATTCCTATGGCATTTTGATCTTGTTTAACTGGAAATCCTAGTACAGTGTCTGCGACACCAGATCCTAAATCATAACCAAATATCTTGTTTCCACTGAAATTGTTTTCATTTGCATTTTTAGTGTAGCTTATTCCGTCGCTGCTAAAAAGATCAAACAAAGGAAACTCATTCAAAGATTCGTGTTGTTGAGCATACAGCCATTTGTCATCGTCTGCAGAATAGTAAAAACTTTTTCCAGAATAATTAGTTCCGTAGTTTACAGATATACTATCCAGATCATTAACCCCAGAGTCGATAGTCTCAATCAGATAGATAGCGGAAGTACTGGTAGTAAATCTAACTTCATAGATTTTATTTCTAATAGTAAGATCGTCAGCATTGTTCAGTACAATTCTATATCCCTGTTGTAATAATTCTCCGTCTACATAATAGCCAAGAGCACCTGCTATTGTATCTATATCTGTTGTAGAATTGTCAATAAGATCTATATTTTGAATTCCATTTTTACCAAATTTATATAACTGGATATCTGCTTTAAATTCTACAATAGGTCGTTTGGCTTTGTAATTGAATTGATAGACTGGATCAATATCATTTATTATGGATGTTGTATTAATTACATCTCGATGAACCCATCTATTATATCTAGACCAAGCATTTAGATCTCTACTGGCTCTATTAATTGTGATATACTCTGGAATTAAAGCTACCCTTTCATCTGAATCAAAACCATATTGATCAAATGACGAATTATCAAAAGTTTCGTTATAGATCGTAGCTAAAGATCCGTTAACTTCTAATAGGTTGATATCTATTAGTCTAATAGAATTGCCCACACCTTCAACCATGTACTCGGTGCCTGATGAAATACTAGTAGTACCCGAGGTAACTGAATTAGTAAACGTAACCTTCATACCATTGCTTAAGGCATAGCCGTTAGGCATGGTATATGTAGACCGCCCTATAATATTAGTGCTGGTTGTTATGCTTATGCTATCTGGGCCATTAGGTAACCAGTAGTATTGATCGTAATTGACCAACTTGTCCCAGTTAATTAAGGGATCATAAGAATAAAATTTTGTCCTAAAAACCCTATCTAAATTGTCAGCATTACCGCCCTGTACTGAAATTTCATTAATTAAATCATCGAAGCTGACCACATCTGTAATGTTAGATACAGAGTCTCGAAATACCACTGCCGGCTCTAATTGATAGGCATTTCTTAGAGGAGAAGCAGATGTAATATAATTGTCAACAGATGGATCAAAATTAGGAGCTATCTTAGATCCAATAAACCCGTCTATTCTTTCTAACTGGGGTGATTGTATCAACTGATCGATTGTGCTGGACAAAAATTTTGAATTTTTATCCGATCTGACGTATGCCGGTAAAAAATTTACTGATTTTTTATTTTGTTCAGCCATGTTAAGTTGTAGTAATAATAGTTGAAGGTGCTTTCAATTGCGAGGCTGTAACCGCATCAATAATTTCTATATCAGCAATACCGGCTCCACTGACCAATAGTTCATTAGACAAACAACTGACTTCATACAGGCTGCCAAACCCTGTGTCTGTTTTAGGAACTAACACAAAATTGGTAATATCTGGGGTTAGATTATTCATAACGTATGTAGACAATTCACTGAAATAAAATGTTTGGCCAAACTCCCAATTTTCTAAAGCAAAAAACTCACTAATAGCCGTTAATATTCTAGTTTTTAAATTATTGTCATTGGTAATTTTATTAGCATTTCTAACTGCCTTAAATGTACCTTGTAAAGATGCAGATGATTTTTCTCCAAATAGAACCTTATATTTCACAGGATGATAAACAATTTCGTCACTAATGGCTTTGATATTGTTTAAAAATTCACTGTAATTTTGTTCTAGACTCTGACTAGTCGGTGCCAACGGCTCTGTTTCTGTATTACCAATTAACCAACTTCTATAACTGGTATCGTATCCTGTGGTTAACACATAGATGTCAATAATATTAGATTTGCTGGGATCAATTCTTCTTTGATCTCCACTGTTATGCACATAATGGAACTTGAGATCGGATCTGCCACTTTTGCCTATATACTGATCAGTATAGATCAAACTGGCTGTAGCTGTGGCCCAATATTTGACCACATCTAAAGAACTATCGTAGAAATAAAACAACTGATTATCAATTTTCAATTCACTAGTCACACTTTGTTCATTGAGCAAAGGCACAATATCATCTCTAGTTAAAGAGTAATTTAAACCATCGGATGTTTTTTTGAAATAGACATATTCACTGCCGACTACTTCATCAAAAGAATTAGGATTAGTGATCCTTCCCGAATTATTATAATCGTAAAAACTGACTGTAACTCGTTTAGGATCAACATATCCATCAGACTCAACAATCACTCCGTCAATTTGCCAATTATGATCACTACCAATAGTGGCCGTAGCCGTAGATATTGCCGAAGGAACTGTGTTAATAGACAATATGTCGATCTTGTCTTTAATCACAGTGTTGCTGGTAAAGTCATAATTTACAGAAGTCTTGTCAACATAAAAAGCTGTTTCTTGTTCGCTTTCAAAAATATAATTTAATATTCTAGATCTAACTTTGTAATACTTGCCAGTCCACGTAAATGACACTAACCAACTGGTATCTAAACCTTGATCTTCAAGATTATTTTGATATGCCAACCCAAAATTATCAACAGTGTTTAAATTAGTGTTGGTAATAATGATCCATTCTCTTGTTTCTGTGTCTATAGTCAGTCCGAAATTTTTATAGGTCATGCATATGTTGGCAATTTCAGTCTCGATAGGATAACCTAAAAGATCAACATATCTGCATAAAATTTCTGTAGCAATAGCATCACTAGGAACCCTAGTACCAAGGATAACAGGACCGGTTCCGTCGTCCAATAATCCTGCTCCATTATTAATTACTTGACTAACCGGAGCCCAAATAAACAAAGATCCTGACCCAGGTAAGCCAGAAGCTGGTAAAGTTTTAATATTATTTTTGCTATCAAAATACTTGCCTGCAGGAGCAGTAAATTTAATTAAAGCACCCGGAGTTGCATAACGAAGATTAGTGTCAGTATATATAGGTCCAACTGCAAAAGTACCATTGGCATTATAAAAATAACCTCTGCTTTGACCAGGAGTTTTATTAACTTCCTTCCATGTTAATGCTAAACTAGTTAACTCAGGTCTAATGTAATTTTCAAAATAAAATGAGCGAAGTCCTGTACTATTAACTATTGGAGCAATTGAATTTTTAATTACTGCCAATACTTGATTTCTGCTGGTAAAATCAAATTCAAATATATTCTCACTGGCATCTTTATAAAGAATACCATCTGTGGCAAAAATATTTGTTTTACTGTATTTGCCAGTAACATCACTGAGATCAAAATATTTGCTGATGCCACTAGACACTCGATTTACACTTTTAACTTTTAAAATATCAGACCCAGCATTTAAAGGTGCTATATTATAGTCCTCTCCGGTGATCATTCTATTTTGAGTATAATAAGTCTGGGGTGCTTTGTTTTGTATAGCAGCATTTGATTCAGTACCAGCACTGTTACTGATTGAATACTGCAAACTCAATGTCATTTGTAAAGTATGAGTTTGTCCAGAAGCATTGGCATAGGGAATAGATATAACAACGCCGCTTAACTGATCAGGTTTGATAATGTAGGTTAATCCGTTACTCTGCCTATAAAATAATCTAAATTCGCCTTTAGGTAAATCACCGAAAACTCCATCTGCAAAATTTAAATCAATTTGATCGTTAGCCCTCGAACTTACTGAATATACAGATCTTATGCTTTTATTAAGACTGTTATAGATAATGTTATTGCCAACTAATGAAGGAATCTGTGTCCACAAAGTATCATAATTGCCTTGCTTGTTTAATTGCCATAACCATACATCTGTATTATTAATGTCTGGGGTATTGACTCCAATGATTTCGTTAGGGACAGGATTAGTGACACTGAAATTTGAAACAGTTAATGTTCCCTGTCTAAAATGTGTGAAAAACCCGGTATTAGCACTGCCTGCACCTTGAAGATCATCTTTGTAGAGAAAACTAAAAGTATTACCAGGAACAGGGGCTTCTTCATAAATGTAGTCTTTGCCTGAAAATGTACAAGGTACAATCTCAAACGACATGTTGCTGCCATTGATCGTCTTGGCAAAATTAAAAATAGACACATCTTGATTTACACTGTTTACTCTATATTGCTCAGTGGTAATTCCGTCAATGGTTTTCTTAGCAGATGATTTTCCAAAATAGGTAGTCATTGCCGAGTTCATGATATTGATGAACTGCTGATACCAGTCCGGATTAGTGGAGTCGTTCCAAAGGATAGTAGTGTCTGCTAGATTAGTTCCGTTAGAATCTAACACTGTGTCAGTGGTAGATACAGCAGTGACTTTTAAAAATCCATGTGCAGGAACATTTCTTGATGGGTTATAACTGATAAGTTGTGCTAATCTTAAAACGCTATCTCTACGCTGTGCTGTTTCTAAGAAATTTTCCCTAGCATTCAGATCAATCCTAAAACTTAAATTTTGCCCAAGATAAGCAATAAGATCAATTAACGCAATATATTCGCTACTTTCAATATAATCGTTGAAATCTTCAGGATAATTTTCCTGAAGATATTGAATCATAGTACGTCTTAGGGTTTCAAAATCATAGCTTTTAAAATCAGCATTACGAAAAGATTGGTATATCTTCTTCCAATCTTCAGTAATTAATAGTTGGCTGGTGGTTGATGGGATCATTGTTTTACAGTTGCTATTCTATAGAGTATTTATAGCAAAAATAAACCCAGTATATTATTGAACTCGAAGCCCTATGGCCTGATCAAAGGCCAGTCTCAGTGTGGATGTTTCGTCCGTACTTTTCATCAACAGAGTTAATTCAACTAGATATCCCTGCTCATATTCATTGATTTTTATTTCTAAAGGACTGACCCTAGGATCAAAATTACAGATTGTGGTTATATCATTGGTCAACAGATCCTTGATTTGATCAGTTAATGGCTCCATGATTAGATCCCACACGATGGTTCCAAATGTAGGATTCATTACACGCTCGCCTTTTCTGGTGTTGAAATGATTGATTATATCTTGTTTGATCAGGTCAAAATCAAAAAGTTTTCCGCCATAGTTAGTGGGATCAACTGTGCTGAAACCTTTATAAATGTGATTCCTAGCTACAGTATGTTGATTGTTGTAATTAGAGGTAGTTATTTCTAAATTTTTATACGGCATGACAATATTTATTACTTGGCTGAGCCAGTTTTAACTGGGTTTCCACTACCATCAACTACTATTCCGCCAGACCCGCTGCTGACAGCAGCACCTTGTAATTGTGCAAGGAAGCACTCGTAGTAGCCTTTTTTCCGAGTGTAAATATCTTTGGTGCAAAAGCCAACCCTTCTATAAGCGGCTTCAAAATAACCAGGATCTGTTTGAGGTGTCTTTACTAATTTTAAAAAGTATAAAACACTGACTTCTGCTGCAACTTTTGGATCATTGATCAACTTGGGATTATCTACTAGGGCTGTAGGAGTAGGTAATTTACCTGCTTCATACATCCATTTGCTGAAATTGGTATAATTTGCACGACCAGTTAGGCCTATGTAGCCTCTACCAATAAATTTACCACCGTCGCCAGGTTCTGTATTTCCTAATCCTTTGCCCTTGGCCGTTTGATATCCGTACAAGAATTCTGGCAAACTGTTATTAGGGTTGCCAGCATATTGTTGTGCCAGAGCCTGATCGCCTTTAAACACACTAGGGAACACTTCTAATAATCTAGCCGCACTATAACCAAATTTTTCCTCAACTATTTCCCAATGACTTTCACCGCCTGCAACACCTAACAATGATGCAACTGCATAGGGAGTTGTCAAGCCCATCTCAGCCGAAGCTTTCTTTAGGGCCGCAATACCGGTTTGTGCTGCACGAGCATTGATTTCTTTGGCAAATTCAGGAGTGCAAGTGCCTGCGGCTACTGCTGGAGGATTAGCAGTTTCTTGGGGGTTTGGTGCCCCACCTGCTGCACTAGCAGGATTTGGTGCCACTCCTGCTTTAGATCTATCAGACATAGTAATGTCTGTGGCTTGAGGACTAAACTGTTGAGGATTGATATTTTCATGTTGAGGCCATGGTTCGTGTGTAGGAACACGTTGCATTATGCTCTTGATATCAGTAGCTTTATAAAAATTACTACCACTCCATCCTGCAGAAATCTTTCTGTTAGGTAAAGTAAACAAAGGCAAATCTGGAGGAGTTTCTGCCTGACTAGCCGTTGCAGGTGCAGCGGCTGCAGGGCCATTTAGATCTATTCTAGAGCCCGATACTAGAACATTGCCATTGGCTCCTAAATTCAATGCAGCCGCACTACCTATCTTAACATGACTTTCTCCACCTAGATCAATTCCGCCGTCGGCACTGACTATAAAGTTTTTGCCTAGCAACGTTTCATAATTTCCACCTACGGTGAATTTTGCTGTTTCACTAACACTGTAATCCTGTGTTCCTCTAACTGAAATTTTACTATTAGCATCAACCGTTAAGTGATAGAAACCAGTAACATTGGTCTCCATGTTTTTATTAGCACTGATATGAATATTTCTACCTGCTTCGAGATTTATATCTCTGTCTGCACGAAAATTAAAATCATGTTCACTGTGAATACTGACAGAATCGTGAGCAAAGATATCTATCTTGCCATTACTGGTCATTTCAATCCACGCGGTTCCTCTACTGTTGGCAATGTAAATCAGATCCTGACTATTATGCATGAGTATCTGATGGCCTGTTCTGGTCCTAATTCTAACCAATTCATTTTGGCCGTTAACATCACCATCATCCATGACGAAGGTACTTCCGCCTAATCTACTGACCGGAGCCTCGGTACCTTTTCCATAACCAATATTTCCTCGTTTTGATCCAGGACTGGTATCTAACGGACCCGGAGTTGATATACCAAAAACTCCGCTAGGAACTTCTCTTCTGGCACTGCTGGAGGTCACTCCCCTAACGGTATCATTTAATAGCCCTTGTTGTAACAACCTTTCAGCAAAGGGATGTACTGGCTTAGCCTTTCCTGATAGACTTACTCCTTCCTTGACAGACGATTTATGAACCTCGGCCACAGGCAGCAGATCTGTACCATACTTTCTACGCTGTTCATCTGTAACTTCAACACTTCTACTGGCAGCAATGCCAGGAATCATATGATTTTGAAATGGCTCTTGTACACAGCCAAACCAATAACATTGATTAGCGTCACCGTCAATAAACATCACCATAACGGTGTTGCCTATGTCGGGAGGTATAGCCCAAAATCCGTAACTTTTTTGTACATCATTAAAATCGCTACTGTTGTTTCCCTCAAATCTAATTGAAGTAGATCCCATAAACGGGCTGCAATAACTAGCAATATAAGTTTCAGACTGTTCTTTAACCCTGCTGGGCATGTTTTTAATTAGAGCAACTTCTAGTCTACCCATGTAAATTGGATCAAGGTGGCTGGTAACCTCAGCTAAAAAAGGTCCAGCTGACGGAGGAGGTGATCGTCGTCTTTCTTCGTAGGCCATATTAGTTCCTCTTAACCAGTTCCTTTACCAGGAAGTGGAGGCATCCCTAATTTTGATCTAATGGCAGCATCACTACCTGTATAGGGGGGAGCATTAGGGTTTCCTATATTATTAACTAATTTAGTCAAAGGGCTCTGCCCTAATGTAGCACTTCCGAATTTTGCTGCAACAGACCCTACTATATTTTGATCTTTAATAAAAGGAAGGCCGGTCAATGAAGACAACTGCGAATTGGCTCCAAGCACTTTACCTGCAAAAGATTTAATATCGGTTAAATTGCCAACTGACCGCAGCTTAGATAAAGGATTAAACTGACCTGCTGGAATACTGCTCAATGCGGTATTTGCCAACTCCTTAGGCAATATGTTAGAAGAGATTTTTTCAACACTGCTGACTCCATAGAGGTTGGCCAATGCCTTAGTCCCTCCTTTGCTGACAACTTCACTAAGGTAAGCAGAATCAACATAAGGAGGCAATGCTGTTGCATATGGAGGAGTAGGCGGAATATTGGCCAATTTATCAGGAGGAATATAATCTACTACCAGCCCATTATCTGCTGCCTGAGTTAGATTGACATTTTCTGGTAATGTTTTAAATTTGCCTATTGACCCTAAAAGTTTACTTTGTAATTTTCCACCTAGGCCGGACAACTTACTGGGGTCAAGCCCTACCTTAGCAGCCAAGGCTGAAGGATCAGCTGCTGATCCCAACAACGCACCTACTTTGTTAGAAGCATCTCCCACTATTCCGCCTATTTTGCCACCGCTGAGCCCTACCACTTTGCCCATGACAGAGCCGGCTACACTGGCCATAGGACCGCCACTTAATAAACTTAGGGTACCTCCTGTAAGAGCTAGGTCAGCTGCTGATGTTATTAGAGATGTTGCACCTTGCCCTATACCAGATCCTTTGTTAAAGGTATTCAATGCTTTATCTAACGCATTCAAAGAAAGATTTCCAGCCAGTGTTTTAGCATTGTCCAAACCTAGCCCACCTGGTAAATTTTTCACAGTTGATACAACCTTGGCCGCATTGGCCAAAGAATATTGACTGAGATCGGCCAATCCAGATGAACTTAGCCTAATATTGGTTGCGACATCGTTGGGCAAAGGCAGTCCTATCTGTGCAGACTTGGCCAATAATGAACCTGCAGAAGGAAAAGATCCTAAAGATTGACTTAGTAATGATTTGTAATTTCCGCCTAGCCCACCTATTGCTGATACAGCATTTACCGGCGAGCCAGGCAGGCCAGGTATAGGTATTCCTCTACCAAACTGCTCTTGCACACTAGAAGCATCCAGTCTCTCGCCCCTAGGTACCGCAAAGGTAGTATCTTCTACTACTAAGTCCAGCGGATTTGATTCTAGTATCATTGCATCTTTAGGATCGCTAGGCTGTAGATCTTGATCGATAATCTGACCAGGTATTCGAATCACATTCAACAACTGTTTGAAAATCCCGTCTTTAAATGTACTGCGAACAGTCTGTACCATATAGACTCCGCTAAAAGGCACTCGATTTGCATCAAAATACATCATTCCATCAGGTTTAATGTCTATGGGATTTCTAAAATTTATTGTTATTAGAACTTGTCCATAATTGTGTGCAGCCTCACCGTCTTTAGTAACTCCTTTATCATCAACTTCTGGGTTATAATTGCCTACTCCGCCTGTGACTAGATAAAATGGATCTCCTATAATTTCTAATTCACCCGTTAACAAGCTGACACTGTTGATAATTTTTTCGTGCATGCTCCTAGCCATAACACTATAGGGATCATTTAACGGCTGGCCAGCATTGTATCCACTAGGTGGTCGTACAGACGTAGCTGTATAATCTGTCTTTTTGGCAGGCTCAGGAACCGGAGTGGTTGATTCTCCTTCTTTTTTTGCCTCGCTCTTAGATTTAATTTCTGGGCTGTTTCCAGGAGCTGCGGCTGTTTTAGTTCCAGGAGTTTCTTTATTTCCCATAGCTGTAGGAACAGCTTCAAAATACAAATTATTAAAATTCAATCTAAACTGTAAAACATCTACATTTTTTCCTGTGTAGATATAATCATATTCTCTGTTGGTCGTTTTCTTTAGTTTTTTCTCGTCTATCTTTTGAGATTCGTAATTAGGAATAGCTGTATAATGAATCTTAAAGGGACTAACTACGTAAGTGATATTTTGATAAGGCTTTTTGGTATCAGGATTAACTTCTTTTTGGTTTTCCATTTCTATTCTGATACTGAAATATTCTACCATTCCATAGTCATCGGGGGTTCCTGGCTTAGTTCCCATATTCTTAATGATATTTCTAGCATATTGGCTGTCTCGAATTACCGCCGAAATGATTTCATGTATATTGGCTCCTTCAGGAAACTGAACCACAGTTTCTTTAGGATTATATTTGATGCTTTCCGGGGATTTGGCCTGCTTGTCAGGACTAGGCTGACTGGCTTTATCAGCTTGATAGGCATTGGGTTTGTTAGTATCACCCGGATCTACCATCTTGTAAAGGGCATTATCCTTACCGATCTCAATTAATTTACTCTTAGGTATTTCTCCATCCGGGGCATCTGTCCATTTTTTATCAGGTCCTAACTTTTTAAATTTTATAAAATATTTGTCATACTGGGTGTTATTAGTAGTCGACTGCTTAGATTTGTCATCTGAATGTTTTTGTTGCTCAGTAAGGCCAGTCATTAGACTGGTCAATATAGATCCTACATCTTCACCTGTCATCTTTATTGGCTTTTTTAATATCCCAGCTTGCCCAAAGGCTTTGTCAGCAAATGGAATAGCTGTGCAGGCGTACTTTGTACCACGCTCAGTAACTTCAACAGTCATTCCTGTAAAAGTAAAAACAAAATATCTGCTGGAATTTTTAACAATCTCAGGTTCAGGCAAATTAACATCATCAGGATATCCTACAAAATCCATTTTTAATAAAAAACTAGCGGTAGCATAACTAGGATATCCGGCCGCGATAGCTGCGGTATGTAGGGCTTCTATAAATCCATTGATGCTGTAAGGTTCAATGACATCAAATTTAATATTCAATGGTTGAGTAGTCCCACCTTCTGCGGTGAACGCCATAACAGTTTCTATTTCAACGTGATCAATAAACATGTCAAATCGACCAGGACTTCGTTCATTAAATCCTTGAATCATACTGATATTATTATTAGATACGTCAACATTGTTTTGAGCAGCACTTTGTACTTTGCGATCTCGAGGATCAGCATCATCATTACGTTGAGACAGTCGTAGATCTTGTTCAGTTGGACCGGTGCCCGACATTATAGAGGCACCTTTGCCTCCAGACTTCAGTATAACTAAACTTAGCTCACTGTCCCTATATTTTTTAGGATCATTGGCCTGATCTGTACTAAGTGCAGACAATGTAAAATTGTAAGTATATGATCTGTATTTGTTTAATACATTTTGCTTGCCCGATGTTTCATAAGTCTGTTTTAGATCGGCATCTTTTTTTGGCTCGTTAGTTGTTTTAGTACTTTCAGGGTCACTGGTTTTTCTTTCTACGACAGGATTTCCAGGCATGTGTTATACTCCCAACACTCTTTTAATTACAGATAATTTAGGAAGATAGATTTTTGTTCCTGCTGTCATATCATATACGGGATCTTTGAGAATGTCCTTATTACGCATAGCAAACACCCACCATAATCTAGTTTCTTGATAAAGATCATAGGCCAATAAATCAGGACGAAATTCGTAAGTGGAAACTATTTCAAATAAAATATCATCATTTTGAATAGGAATATCCCTAAAGGTCATAACATCAAGATAACCATTAACTAGAGGAGTTTTATAATAAGGACTAAACGAATTGTAATCAGACATTAGATAAATCCTTTCCCTTTAAATGCTCCATTAAGATACCCAGTAACAGAAAATTTCTGCATTTCTTCTCTGCTGTACATAGGTAAACAGGTAATAGCAATAGTAGACAGAGTTGGGACACTGGTCTTTTCAATGTCATTACCGATCCATGGCGTTGCTATGGTAAAGTAATCAACTGAATCAGGAAATTCAGCTCGATAACTGGTAATAGCTACTGGTACATTTTCCAACATCATAGCACCATATCCATCTAGCCTACACACAGGAGGAGGTGCACCACTGTCCGAATCCCCATTGTTAGCTCCTCCAGATCTCATTCTGATCAGTGCTCTTAACAAATGTATTGTGGCCAGATAGATTCTAGCATCTCTGGTATTTTGAACTGAGAATTTTCCACTAATGGTGATAAGACTTGTGCTGCTACGCTGGTAAAAATTGATAGGAAAGTTGCTGTGCATAGGATTACTGGCTCCATAATCAGCTTTAGCTTCATAGCTGATTGTAGGAGTGTAAGGAAAAATTATACCACCAAATGATATCAAGGGTGCGGTCATGCTGTCGGGCTCTAGATATTTAGGAGGCACACGCAGTTTAACTCTGAGATCTTTCCCCATTTTGCTACCCTGACGAGTAACGACAGTAATACTAGTAGGAGGAGGGGCAATTTTTTCGGCTCCGGCAGACAATCCAGCTGCCTTTGCTCTAGCCATAGATTCATCTACAAAAGTTTCTGCATCTTTGAGAAGATTTTCAGCACGCTCGTCAACAACTTGCCCAGAAAGATCTACAATACCTGCTGCTTCAATTTTAGCTGCTGAATCTAATTCAGACTGTGACGGGTTAGTAGTAGCAGCAACATCAGCTACTGATCGAGACGCAACATTGGCTTCGGCTTCTTCTGACGAAGGAGGTGCCGGGTCTGGCTCTGACGCAGTTTGTGTAACTGCTGCATTAGAATCCTGAACCGGAGAAGTTTGAGCCTGAGGCGGAGCTTCTAATTCTGCCTGTAGGGTTTTTATTTCATTGAGATTGCCATTATATTCCTTGGCTACAGTTACAAATGCTTCTTGTTTAACATTATAATCTTGTTGAAGAGCAGATATGTAATCTGCTTTGTTATTAAATTTTTGTCCATTTAGAAAGAATGTTCCACCTCCGCCTCTACTGGGACCACTCTTTGCAAATTCCAATGCCTCATATGCTTCCGCTGCATCATTTTTTTTTGCAACAACGTCCGGGTATATGGCCTTGTTCCTAGCTGTTAAAGAATCGATACTCTGTTGTGTTTCTGCTGCGGTGGGCATTTTTATTTTCCTTATATAATATTTACCACATAAATATAGTGCCATTTTAAAGCCTTTGACCTCTAACATTACAGATGTTATAATAATAGGTAAGGAAAAACTATAACAATGACCACACCCATAACCACAACAAGAAAGGTAAAATACCTCAACAATCGCGATTTACTCACAGAAATACACAGAAGCAAATGTACATTTTCCAGTTTTACCAACAAAGAGTACAGCCAGCACGACATTATTGTGTCAGAACTTAAAAAAATTACCAATAGTATAGTCGAAGATGCCAAAGTAAACAGGGCAAAAAGAATAGGACTGCAAGAATTTAATGCTGCCAGGGCCTCGGGAGATAAAAAAGTAAAACTGGCCGAACTGATTCCAGATGTTGCTACTATTAAAACTACAGATATTATTTTTAGAGTAATGACTTTTGAGCACATACCTTTATCCCCGGGACGTAAGAAAACTACAAAAAGCACTTCAGACAGTCACGAAAAGGTCAATTTTCCTCCATTTCAGCATTGGAAATTTGATGATACCGGAGAATTAGTCTGTGTAGGAAAAAGTCACTGGCGTGGCCCTATGGACACAGGACGTTTTAACAAAGAACAAGGACGTATCACAGAAGAACTAGGCAAAATGTTCATTAAACTTAGCGAACGGTATGCCCAACGAAGCAATTGGCGTGGTTATACCTACATTGAGGAAATGCGAGGTCAGGCCATACTACAGTTAAGTCAAATTGGTCTACAGTTTGATGAAAGCAAAAGCGAAAATCCATTTGCCTACTACACCGCAGCGGTTACTAATTCATTTACACGAATTTTAAATATTGAAAAGAAAAATCAAAATATTCGAGATGACATGCTGGTCGAACACGGATTAACTCCCAGCAGCACCAGACAACACGCACACGAGTATGCCGAAGAGACTGCCCGACAGGCCAGCATCTATAAAAATGCTCGTATGCCCAAAAGCGAATTGGCTGATGACGAAGAGGAAAACGTTTGACTTTTAAAATTCTTCCTGTTATACTGATAGAGGAGAATTTTTATGTCACTGTTTAAAAAAGTTGCCTGCATGACAGATCTTCATGTCGGTGCTAAATCTAATAGCGTTGTACATCTTCAAGACTGTGAAGATTTTATAGATTGGTTTATTGCAGAAGCAAAGGAGGCTGGTTGTGAAACAGCCATCTTCTTAGGCGACTGGAGTCACAATCGAAACAGCATGAATTTATATACTCTAGACACCAGTATCAGGTGTCTAGAGAAACTAGGTGCTGCCTTTGAACAGTTTTTTTGGTTTCCAGGCAATCACGACCTATTCTATAAAGACAAACGAGACATTCATAGCAGCATATTTGGCAGGCACATCCCCGGGGTAACCGTAGTCGAAGGTGTTACCACACTAGATAACGTTACTCTAGTGCCTTGGCTAGTCGGTGATGAATGGAAAACCATGAGGAATATCAAAAGCCGTTATGTGTTTGGACACTTTGAACTGCCTAAATTCTTTATGAATGCCATGGTGCAAATGCCAGACCACGGTGAATTGCGAGCAGAAGACTTTGTTGGACCTGAATATGTGTTCAGCGGCCACTTCCACAAACGACAAACCAATCAAAATGTTGTATACATCGGCAATGCCTTTCCGCATAACTTCTCAGATAGCTGGGATGATGAGCGTGGTATGATGATGATGGAGTGGGGCGGACAGCCAGAATACAAGTCTTGGCCCGATGCTCCCAAGTTTAGAACTATCAAACTCAGCGAATTAATCGATCGCAAGGATGAGATCATGCTGAGTAAAATGTATCTGCGTGTCAATCTAGACATTGACATCAGTTTTGAAGAAGCTAACTACATCAAAGATACATTTATCAATGACTACGACATCAGAGAAATCAGTCTCATACAGGACAAAAGCAATTTAGAAAGCACCTACGAAGACAACCCCGACACCAAATTTGAAAGTATCGATGCTATTGTCAGCGAACAACTGATCAATATCGAAAGCGATCAGTTTGACAAAAAGATTCTAATGGATATCTACAACGATCTATGACATTTCGCATTAAAAATCTCACAGTAAAAAACTTCCTCAGCGTAGGTAATCAGACCCAGGCGGTGAGTTTTGATCAAGAAGCACTTACACTGGTACTAGGCAGCAACCTAGATCTAGGAGGCGACGACACTGGTTCGCGAAATGGGACCGGTAAGACCACCATCATCAACGCACTCAGTTATGCCCTATATGGACAAGCACTGACCAACATTCGTAAAGAAAACTTGATCAATAAGATCAACGGTAAAAACATGTTGGTCACTGTAGAATTTGAAAAAGAAGGGCTTAACTATCGCATTGAACGCGGGCGAAAACCTAACGTGCTTAAACTGTATGTAGATAATAAAGAAATTACAGCAGACAATCAGGGTGAGGACGAAAGCCAGGGCGACAGTAGAGAAACGCAAAAGTCTATTGAACAGATGTTGGGCATGAGTCATACCATGTTCAAACATCTAGTGGCTCTAAATACCTATACAGAGCCCTTCTTGGCCATGAAGGCTGCTGATCAACGCGAAGTTATCGAACAGCTTTTGGGCATTACCTTACTGAGCGAAAAGGCTGAACTACTGAAAACTCGTGTTAAAGAAACCAAAGACCTGATCAGTTCCGAACAATTTCGTATCGAGGCCATTAAATCTGCCAATGAGAACGTTCAGAAAAGTATTGACAGTCTGGGATTAAAAAGTTCAGCATGGAATAAAAAGCAAGAAGAAGAAGTTCAAAGATTAGGCACCGCTATTATTAAACTTGAAGCAGTTGATATTGCAGCAGAAATAGCATTACACGGTGCCCTTAAGACTTGGTTAGAAAACTCAAACAAGATTAGAGACCTAGGAAAACAACGCAGCACCTATGAAGCAGCAGTAGGGCAGGCAGAAAAGGCAGTCAATAGGTATCGTCGAGAGCTAGAAACCCTTGTTGACAAAAAATGTCCAGCTTGCGAACAGCATATTCATGATCATAAACATGGAGAAATGACTGAGACTGTTACCAAACACCTCGAAGATGCAGTCACATATCTCGATAAATGTCAAACAAACTATGACAATGTACTACAGGAGTTGTCTGATCTAGGAGAACAAGGTCGCAGGCCCGAACCTTTTTATGATACCGAAGCAGAAGCACTAGGTCATAAGAACAATTTAGAACAATTGATCAAATCTCTGTCTGACAAGTTAGAGGATATCAATCCCTACGATGAACAAATTCAAGAACTAAAGAAAACAGCAATACAAGAAATATCCTGGGACACCATTAACAGCCTTATTCGCTTGCGAGATCATCAAGAATTCCTACATAAACTGCTGACCAACAAAGACAGTTTTATTCGCAAGAAGATTATCGATCAAAATTTAAGCTATCTCAACAAGCGATTAAGTTATTATATTGATAAACTGGGACTGCCTCATACGGTGGTGTTTCAAAATGATCTCACTGTAGAGATTACTCAGCTAGGACAGGACCTTGATTTTGACAATTTGTCACGCGGGGAACGCAATAGATTGATTCTCAGTATGAGTTTTGCCTTCCGTGATGTATGGGAAGGACTGTATCAAAGTATCAATCTGCTGTTCATTGATGAGTTAGTGGATGCAGGCATGGATTCAGCAGGTGTAGAAAGTGCATTAGCTGTGCTGAAGAAAATGGCCAGAGAAAGAAATAAAAATATCTATCTCATTTCTCACAAGGATGAACTGATCGGCCGTGTAAATAACGTGCTACGGGTGGTTAAACAAAATGGTTTCACCAATTACTCCAATAGTATAGACTATGTCAACTGAGAAATTAGAAGCCTATAAAGAGCTGTACTCAAAATATGTCGAGTACAGTTTAAATTTGCATAACTATCATTATCAGTTTATACAGACTAAGGGATTAGATTCAGGAAAACAGATTAGAGTTAGTTTGGAATTTATGTATAATCTTTGTAAGGAAATGAAAAAAGCCAATATGGAAGCCTACAAAGAAAATAGAGAAAATACCAAAGAAGAAAGAGCAAGGCTTAGAGAAATCAGAGCCAATGCCAAACCTAGGGTAATGCCTAGAGGAAAATCAAAAGGAACAAAAAATGGCATCAACATTAGAACAACTGACAGCAGCATATGAAGAATTTTTAACCGAAGACGGTAAATTCACCGGTGGCAATGCAGCCGCAGGTACTCGTGCTCGCAAAGCATTGGCCGAAATGAGCAAGCTAGTCAAAGCTCGACGCAACGAAATCACTGCCGAGAAAAATGCTCGCAAGGCAGAGAAAGAAGCTGCAAAAGCCGCACCAGTAAAAGCCGTTAAAAAATAATCAATGACCTGGACCTACCAAGGTACGGTCGTTGATCAATTACCTGAGGATTGTATTGGTTATGTTTATATCATAACTAATCTTCTCTCAGGCAGGAAATATGTTGGTAAAAAATTGGCCAAGTTCAGTAGAACTACATATAAAACAGTAAAATTAAAAAACGGCACTAAGAAGAAGAAACGAATCAGAAGTAAAATAGACAGTGACTGGCAAGAGTATTGGGGCAGCAGCCCCAATCTACAGGCAGATATAGAAAAATTAGGCAAAGAAAATTTCACAAGGCAAATACTACATTACTGTAAATCTAAGGCAGAAACCAGTTACATCGAGGCAAGAACACAGTTTGAACTGAAAGTATTAGAATCAGACGAATACTACAACGGCATCATAAACTGCCGTATCCATGGCTCCCATATACTGAAAAAATAGGCACAACACGCGGTAACTAAGGCTTGCACTGGCCAACTTCAAGTGCCCTAAACCTGGACATCGGTGTCTCAGGGACGGAAATCTCTCGCCGCTGAGAGTGCTCAACCACTATCCTTTACAGGACGAAGATCGCAAACTCGCCGCGATTTGGTTGTTTGAAGTAAGAGAAAAGGCCAAAAGAAGGGAGAAAAACCCTAGGCATACCAGTATGTTAGTGTATATTGTTATGCTGCCGTCATATCGAAGACGGGGCTCGAGGTACCGGATGACCGCCTCTGTAATGCCCTAGCACTAAGTGAACATAAGAACTCGGATAATGTTCAACAATCTTCGCCCTGTGTGGGCGAAGTGTGACCAATGAATCTGGATAATACGTAAAACCTTTTCAGTTCTCTTCGAAGAAGACCATATGCTTCGAGCGACTAGCGAAGAGGCAAGCGAACGCAGTTCGCTACTAAATAGTAAATTATTAGAAATACCAATGAGTCTTCAAACCTTAATATCAAAATTAGATGCTATCGAAAACTCACCTAGAATCAGTGTGTTTGAAAGTATTGGTCAAGGTGATATTTATTTTCGTACATGGGAAAAAGAAATACACCCGACATTGTGTGAGGTAGCTCTACAACCCGATCAGATACAACAATTATTTAAAAGCATAGAAACAGGTGCTGGCCGCAGTATGTTAGGCAAAGCAGGTGATGCAATCAAAGGTGCTGGCAATAAAATTAGTGATGTATGGTTTAATAAGTTTGGAGGTATGCTACAGAACAGTGGCCCAGTTCAAGCATTTGATCAAAAGTGGGAAGAAATTAAATCATCTGTTGCTAAGAAAAATCCCGAGTTGGCTGCAAAATTGGCCAAGTACGGTGAGTTTGCTAAGAACAATCCTAATCTACATAAATTCTTGTTGGCCATTGCAGGTTCAGCCGCAGCCGCATTAGGTGTGGCTGTAGCGGGTGGTGTTGGAGCAGGTGCATTAGCTGTTGGTACAGGTACAGGTGTTGCTGTAGGCATACTAAACATTGCTGATCGTTTGTTACAAGGGCAGAAAGCCAGTACCGCTATCGGACGTGGTGCTACTGTCGGTGCTGTAGCAGGACTAACAGCCGCCGCACTTTCCAAAATAAA